CCATGAATGACGGCCATATCAGGTTCAAAAACTTTGAATTCTTTTATGGAAAATGTGACATCAGAAACTCTGCATAAACCAAGACATACAAGTAAACCAAGCATTTTGGAAACATGCCCGAAAAATTGGTTGTCCTTGCAAAGACTCCAATTATCGCGAATGTTTCTCATCATTTTTAACCATTCAGGAACCTCCTCGACTTCAAACCCACTTTGAGGCGTAACTTCGAAAAGGTCATTTATATATGAAATTGCTTGTGTACAGACAGATTTGTCATAATATCTACGTATATACAGAAAAATTGATGAAAGGGCTCCCATGACATTGGAGGTATTTTGCACGCAGACAAAAAGTGCAACAATACCTTCAATTTCGGCCAAAAGATCATCAGACAGATTAATCCCAGCGAATCGAGCAAAATCTCGCAAGGGTTCAAACATCTGACTGAGAAGATCAATTTTACCTGACTGTGGAGTCAGGTTGTTAGAATTTCTACGTTTCGTCGAGTGTACGTTATGTGATCGCTCTGCACATAAACAGTTGCAAATTGGAGGACAAGATCCTTCACGCTCTACCTGAGCAGATACAGGTCCACATATGCATGGAGTGGAGTAATTAAACTCCGTAGCATTTTCTAAGTAAATACTCAAACTTTCATAATTAAAAATCATGATGGAAAATCTATTTTGTGGATCTTCAGCTGTGCGAAGGCCTATTCCACAGGCTAGTATAAACCTGAAAAATTCTAACACAAAGAGTTTTATAGCGGATCTCTAAAACCGCATGGCTGTTGATTACAGCTTTAAATCTAGTATCAATGATACTTGCATCATAAGATGGGGATAATCATCCCATTAGTAATTTGTTTCCCTGACAAAAGCCAGGACATGGACTCAACAACATTGTTGACACCATCGTTTTGGATTTTATCACAGAAATATTTTTATTAATTATTTAGTTTATACACATTACCGGTGTATATATAAATACATATAAATGAATGCCTAGGTGGTATACCTAGGCACCCTAGTTTAACGACGTTTCGGTCAGGGGGGTTGTCATAAGTCACTAACGTGACAGCCAGACAGGGCTGAAAAATAAGTTATTTGTAGTAATATACATAAAAGCTTGTAATAGGGTCGAGGGGCATAGTAATGCCCACACGACGCTCGTTCAAG